ATGTTTAACGAGTTACGCCGATTGGATGAATGGACCGCACCCAACCCGTTAGAGGACGTGCGCGAGTTTAAAATCAGTGAATCGGAAATGGCGTATCTCACCATTGAGGAAATCAGAATCCTTCTCCAAGAATGCGAGAACAGCCGCTCCAAAGATCTGACAACCATTGTAAAAATCTGCCTGGCAACTGGTGCACGATGGAGTGAGGCCGAAGGCTTGAAGGGAAACCAGATCCGCGCCGGTCAGATCATCTTCGTGAAAACTAAAGGCAAGAAAAACCGCGCGGTGCCGATAACTGAGAAATTAGAGGCTGAACTACCATCGAGTAGGAAAGCGCAGTCGCTCTTTAAACCTTGTTATTCAGCCTTTAGAAAGGCAATGCAACGTGCCAGCATCGAGACACCGCCGGGACAACTTACCCATGTTTTGCGTCATACATTTGCTTCTCATTTCATGATGAATGGAGGTAACATATTAGTGCTTCAACGGATACTAGGACATACAGATATAAAAGTTACAATGCGATATGCCCACTTCGCTCCAGAGCACTTAGTTGATGCGATGTTACTAAACCCACTAAATCTTATAGATAATGATTAAGATAAAATTCATTCCCCATTCATTTGATAACTAAAGAATTGGTATATTAACAATCAAAGCCCCTTAACTTAAAAACCATAAAAAATAAATCTGCGGAGTTAAAATGGTTGAAAAAAATGAAGTTGAAAATAACAGCGAACCTGATTGGTATAAATTTCAAGAAGACATTTGTGAGCATTTTAATAACCTAGGTGCTAATGCTAAAACTAACGTGAGGGTTGAAGGAGTAAGGGGCTTTTCTGACACTGATGTCTTAGTAGAATCAAAATACCTAGGAACTGACTTCAAATGGTTAGTTGAAGCTAAATATTGGAATAGTAACGTCACTAAAGAGATTGTGCATGCATTCTTCACAGTACTTCAAAATACAGGAGCGGACAGAGGCTTTATTATATCCAAAATTGGTTTTCAATCTGGAGCAATTGAGGCAACAAAACACACTAACATCAGCTTGTATACATTTGAGGAATTTAAGAAAAAAACCAGCCACTTAGTACAGTCTAACGTATTAAAATCTTTATTAAACAGAGCGTTTTTGACAAGTGTTCGATACTGGGGGCACTCAAAAAAAGTTAGAATAAAATATGAACTCAGATATGAGCCACATGACTATACACCAATATTATCATGTGGGATGATTTTAATAATCATCACTGAAATAGTTGCTGATGAAGATATTAACTACCCACTAGATGTGTCCTCCTTCATACACAAAAAAACTGATTTGATAAACAACTTCCATGAATTAGTACACTGGCTAAACTCAAACCTTAATGAAATAGATAGAAAAATATTAGACGCCGAAATATCCATGATAAAAAACGGTGATTTTACACCTGAATATGAATACTTAACGCCAGACATTATGAGATTATGCACCAGAGAAAAAATAAAAAAAATACTTGATTACGACTTTCTTCCTGAAAATGCCCGAGAAATGGTAAGACGCACTCAGGAGGAGAGTGAGAAATTTAAAGCATTCGAGAATAATCGGGAGCAATGACTTAAAAAATATTATATTAAGGGCTTGCATTAAATATAAGCCCCCAAAAAATCAAAATAAAAGGATAGCATGATAATATTGGAATCCTGAGATTATAAACCATTGAAATTAATAGAATAACATTTCATTAATAATGGAACATCTTATAACAACTTTATTTACATCTCAGAAAACACATCTTAAATTCAGGTCTACATTAAAATTTATTGTCATCTTTTGACAAAATGGCAGCAAAATGGCAGCAGAGCGCAACGCTATACATAACTTTTCATCACTATTCAGCTTATTGAAACCATAAAAAACAGTAATTTACTGATTTTATGAACTTATAATTGGGACTCATAATCGCTTGCTCACTGCCTTAAATCTCACGAAAATGAAGCTTTAGAGGTTAGCCAAAATTTCAAAATGATTTGCTGAGGTAACATTCGATTGTTTTCGCTTACATCGATAAACAGGCTGCAGCAAAACACGATATTACTGTGAGGCATTTAGAATTGTAGATATAAATCATGCATTTAAAATTAAACCCACTTACTATATCTTGCATAAAGATAAGCAACGATACCGACCCAGGAAAAGACAAACCCCATTTGGTAAAATGGAACAAATCGCACAATAAAATAAGCGCCAACAACACTGACTATAATCGGCACAAGATAGAAAAAAGATTGCATTAACCATACAATAAAAGCTTCATTTACTCAAACTCCATCAAAGCCTCAGCTATTTTATCAAAGTTGTAATGGCCACATTAAAAAATTCACAATAGCGAAATTTAGCTTTTTCCATTTACCACACATATAATTAACTCAACATTTCACCCACAAATTTATCCCTTCGGCTCAATTCCCCTTGCCTTTAATGCCTCCCTCGCCAGATTCTTCAACCAGTTTGCCAGACTAATTCCTTCTTCAGTTGCAACCTCATTGAGCTGTTTTTTCAAGGCAGGATCAATGCGCATTTTAAATTGTGGGGACTTGCCTCCACCTTTTGGTTTTTTTTCACGCATTATTATTGACATGTGGCTACCTACTCCTTCAGTTTAGCCTTATAAAAGACCACACTAACACGAGGTCTTTTAAGAGAGCAACGCTCCGGCAGTGATGCAACACATACCGGAGCGTTTAACCACAACGTTCAGTGTTAAGGAACAACGCTATGGCTAACACCGATAGTAACACAACCGCCCATCATCAAATCTTGGACATTCAACCAGTTATCGAATCTGCGATCTCAAACCTCTTGAAAACGCCGCTCGGCACCACGCACGATCTCTTTCAGGTGCTGGATACGTGCGTGCGCTATGTCGATGCCTTGGTTGAATGTAACGATATTGTAGATCGCATGGCGCTGTGCGGTCGTCTGCTGGCTGCACTGGAAGTCTTGAAAGTTCTGTTAGACAAACCACTGCCAGAACACCTGATTAAACGCCTCACGCTGGAGGAAGGTGATGACAAAGCCTGTCGCACCAAGGATTTGATAGACTCGGAAGAGATGCGGCAATATTGCAGCGCGTTAACATTAGTATTGCTGAATCAGCAGGCCCCGGCAGACTTGCAGAAACATATCACCGGCTTGTTATTCCAGATGGTTAACATTATGAGTGACGACTTAACCGCGCCTCGCTTTGTGCGAACAGAGTCGGGGCTGGTGATGATTGAGAGCAAATTTACACATATCGTTCACTGATTTTGGACCCTTCCCTTCTTCCGCAGGGAAGAAGGGAATTCGCATGCAAAATTTAAAATCTCACTGTTGACTCACTCTCAGTGCCAAAATGCTTTATAGCCCTGAGTTTTCTTCTGCCGAAAATACCGCCACGATTCATCTCCATTCACTGGACATATATTTTGTCGTGCTGACACTCCTGGAATCTTTTCATTCCCGTACAGTTATTGCCACTGTCCCCAAGGGTCCGCGCGCCCTACCCGCCGTACAGTTATTAACAGCACGCCCAGAGGGCGCTGTCGCCCCCTTAAACGTCAACGGCTCGCTGGCCTTCAGCCTCATCTCCCAGCGATCCCATCCAGACCGCAGCCATAAAAAAACCCGCTTTCGCGGGTTGGGCTTACAGCAGCTGCGGTGAGGAGTTATTGCTGCCTTTTGCCATCATCGGCACCGTATTGATCTGCGCCGGTTCGACGATAATCCCGGACACGCTCTCCAGGGTTTTAAAGGTACAACTGCAGTTAATGTTCTGGCACTGGTGATAACGTTCTTTCGTCTCTTTCGAAACGTAGCGACTGCTTTTCGTATGGGCGGCGGTCTGACATTTTGGGCAATGCATCATGGTGATTCTCCTCTCTGGCATACAACAACATTAGCCAAAGACTAAACAAAAAGCAACTTAAATTAGATTTAATCTAACCCGCCTGTTTTTCCACTAAGACGTAATCCACGTTTTCAACCATCAGCTCCAGGTTCAACAAGGTGGTAAATCCACTTTTATCGATGGTATGCACGATATTGGTAATCAGCCATTTTTGATTATCGATGACCGATTTAAAGCCCTGGGCTTTGACCGGCGTTTCAGGAATCAGCTTTGCAGCGCCCAGTGCCAGTAGGATCTTCAACGTAGCCCGGTTACGTTGCAGATCCTGCCACTTCGCTTTAGCCGCCTCCTCTGCTTCCTCCTGGCTACTGAAATGCGTATTCAGTACGAACAGCTTCTTATTGCTGCCAAAAACATAGGTTTTTCCCGGGTCTTGTTGCCCGATTGTGGGGATATTTTTGGCCGCCGGATGGACAGGGTTCACCGCCGGTGTTGCTGGCGGTATCGTGTTGACGGTTATCCCTTTCTGCTGCGCCTTTTTCTGATCGTACCATTTTGCTTCAACGCCACTGTAATCGTCGCGCTTAAACAATTTGTACTCATACTTATCGCCATCCTGTCGGTTCAGATTCAGGAGTGGAATCGGCTTTCCGCTCACGGTCACGCCCTGCCCGGGGGGAAAGAACAGTAGCGTCTTATCTTTTATTGCCGCCACCGCGCCAACCAGCATAGCCAGCCGGGTAATGAACGTGCCGTCCGTTTCCTGCGTCTGATCGATATGCTTAATCTTTTTTTTGGCTATCTCCGGCCGCACGTCGGAGGTGAGTCCGTTACGTTTCGCGATTTTGTCCACAACCTCGCCAACCGTCATGTCTGGATATGAATCAGTGATTTTAACATCGAGCGAACCGCTAAAATCGGCGCTTCGGGCGACAACCGTTATCGTGTCCGGCGCGCCCTGGTAGGTGACCTGATCAATGATGTAGGAGCCTTTATCTGCAAGCGGCTGCCCCTTCCAGCCTATCTCTAAGACCACTTTCGCGCCAAAGGGCGGCATGACCAACTGGCCGTCACTGTCGTCGAGCACCAGGTCCAGCTGATCGACCTCCAGGCCGCGGTTGTCCGTCAACTTCAGAGAAATCAGCCGTGGGCGAATATCTTCCGTTTTATCCTTCGTCTCAATTTTAATAGTAAAGTCCGGCGTAGGCGCAACGCGCAGGGGCACCGGAATCGGGACGATATCGCTCATCTCAGCGCCCTCCATTCAGCGCAGAAGTGGCGCTGTTGATGACAGAGCCGACCCGTTGCGCTGCGTCACTGGCCCGGTTTTGCAGTTCTTCCGCCTGCCTTTTTAAGTCCCCGAACATACTGGTTAGTGAATCGTCTACCCGCATCAGGTTGAGGGTAAAGCCTATCTTGCGCGCGCTGCCGTCGCTGTAGAACTCCGTATGCGTGGCCGAGAAATCCGTCACAACAAACATGCCGTAAATAATGCCATTGCCGCCAATCAGCGGCCACGCCAGACCCTCATCGGCCATGGCTTTCAGCGCCAGCAGCGTGACATTGCCGCCGGTGATTTCAGGCCGGAGTTCGCCAGACAGCTTGATTTTATCGTCGCCGCCGCCCAAAAACTGGGTCGACTCACGGCGCCCCACGCGGCTGTTTTTCGCCCAGCGATAGGTAATGTCATGCTGTAAATTGTCGAAGGGAAGGGTTTGCCGTACAAACGGCATCATGCCTAATATCATCATCATGGTTAATTAATCCAGACTAAACATGGAGTTATAGCTATGGTCAGACGTGGACCATGGCGATGCAGTGGAATACTGCGCAACGGCCTGTCCAATCGCCTGAGGCTCACCTGTCGCATAGATATTGTTGGTGACCGTGTGCTGACGGTTATCCACGTTTGAATTGTTAACCGAGGGCAAAGGCTGATTGAGCGTACTGTTCAGGCTGGCGCGCGATGCGGCCGGACGGGCATCCGCGTTATCCTCATCCTCTTCATCCTGCTCACGCATTTTGGGCGGAGGCAGCTTGTCTTTCACCTTGTCAGATTTCTCATCGATGATGCCAAGCTTGCCCAGCACCCAGTCAATGCCGCCTCGCAGCTGATTCAGGGCTTCACCGGGTAATTTGAGTGCCGTCGCCAGCATATTGCCGAAGCGCTGTCCCATCTCACCTGCCGAGGCCAGTTCCTGCTGAGAAAACTTCACGGGTTCCAGCAGCTTTGAGAACCAGGCCCCCAGCTCGGACACTTTATTGCTGAACCACTCAAATACCGGCTTCAGCGGCGCGAACGCGTCGCTTATCGGCCCCATCGCCGCACTGAAGCCCTGAGCGATGCCGCTGATAAAGGCGCTAATCGGTTCCCAGTACTGATAAACCAGCATGGCCCCCGCCGCGATAGCGGCACCAAGCACCACCACCGGCAGCGTGATCGCTCCCAGCGTGGCCGTAATGGCGCCGCCGATGATGGCAAATGCACCGCCCAGCAGCTCCACGCCCGCCATAATGGTGCTCAGCCCGCTAATGACCGGCCAGGCAATGTTCCCGACGCTGGCCAGGGAATCCACCAAGGTCAGCCCACCGGCCGCCAGCGTCAGCAGGCTGTCAGAAAGTTGAGGATTGATATTCATGACGCCGGTCAGAACGGACTGAACGGATAAGCCGTCCTGACTGATAGCTTGCAGGTTAGTATCCACAGAGGCATCTGCTGCAGGCGGCTGGGCAGCGGGCGCCTGAGAGAGCTGATCCAGCCGGCCACTGGCCGCGCCCTTCATCAATGCTGCGGCAGGTGCGGCGCCCTGTTCACCAAATATTGCCTGCAGATAAGTGGCCTGCTGGGCAGCGTCGAGCTTGTTTTTCTCAAACGCCGCCTGCACCTGGCTGAGCACCGCGAAAATGGGCTGACTGTTGCCCTGGTCGTCAGCGGTTTGCACATTCAACGCTTTAAGCGCGCTGTCTGCGCTGGCATCAGGCGCCTGAACGTGCGTTAACATCGCACTGGCGCCGGCGCCTGCCTGGCTGCCCGTTATACCGTTTTCCGCCAGCACGCCCATCATGGCCGCAGTCTGGCCAACGCTTACACCGGCGTCCTTCGCGGCTGGCCCTACGGCGACCATCGCCGTCTTAAGTGCGGCAAAATCGGTTGTTTTATTGGCAAAGGTCGATGAGAGCACGTCGCCTAACTGACCAACCTGGTCATCTGCAATGCCGAACGCGTTTTTAATATTGAGCACCAAAGACGCGCTTTCTTGCATGCTACGTTGCGTCGCGTTTGCAAGGTTAGCTACTGCCGGTGCTGCAGCTTTTGCCTCACCCGATGAGCCACCCGATTGCGTAATCGCCGCGCGGGCTTGCACAACCTCATTTGCAGGTGACAGATAATCGATAACTTTGCGACCCTTCTCGACAAAGTCTTTGGCTTTCGAACTGGCGCTTTGTACGTTATCTGCCAGCGCCATGCCCGCACGGTAACGTTCACGGGTGCGGTTGAGTTTGTCCTGACGCTGATTTAGCAGATTCATGGACTCACCCTGCGCATTGAGGGTGGATGTCGTGCGCTCTGTTTGTTGATTTAGCTTCTGGCGCTCGCTGCTCAACCGGCGCGTGGAAATTCCCGCCTCGTTCAGGGACTGGCGCTGATCCTGTACTGACTGACGCAGTTGAAGGTTTTTTTGCTGCAGCGCGTTAGCCGACTGACGCAGCTTATCCAGCGCCTGGGTTTGTTCCGCGGTAGGGTTTTGAGTGTTTTTAAGTTGAATGGCAAGTGCCGCTGCTTCTGCCCGGGTATTTTTAAGATTTTGTTGGGTCAGCGTCAGTTCTTTGCGGGTTTCACGGAACCCTTCAATCTGCGCGGATTTAGCATTGAGCTCGTCCAGGCGATCCTGCGTTTCCTGAATATCCGCAGACAGCTTTTCGGTTTCTTTACGTACGGCATTGAACGGGCGCGTAGCCCGATCAACCGCTTCCAGCAGCACTTGCAGCTTGAGCGTGTTACTCATCTGAGGTTACTCCACTGCGGATCATCACTCTATGCCGCCAGTCGAGTAACTCTTCCAGCGACATGGGATACATTTCTGAGGGTGGCCAGTGAAAAACGCTGGCAATATCGGCCATCAGGTCATTGACCGTCAGATCGCGGGGCCAGCTTACGCGGCCGATTTCGCTGACAAAAAACCAATCACCTTGCCGCCCAGGGCAATCAGGTCAACTGGGTCCAGTGCGTTGCACTCTGCTTTGGTCAGCGAAGGCATGGTGATGCGGGGCAGCACCATCAACAGGGCATCCACATCGGACGAGGCCAGGTCAGCCAGCCGCACACCGCGCAGCGCGCCGGCGGTCGGTTTCATCAGCTCAACCTGAGCGATCACCACATCGCCACGTGAAATCGGGCTTTCCAGCACCACCAGGTTTTCTTTCAGTTCTGGCTTATCAAGCTGTTCCATTTTTTCTCCATCCCAATCAAGAGGGGCCAGCGCAGGACGCGCCGGCCGTTGTTATTACACCAGGCCGAGGTTTTTACGGCGCTGTTCCAGACGATCGACGCCGTTGACCTTCTCCACCATGTTGACGGTGTCGATTTCAATCAGCTCTTTGCCATTCCAGGTCAGTTTGAAATAGGTGTTTTTACTGGTGATTTTGGTTTCGGTGTTTTCGCCCTGTTTGGCTTCACCGAAGTCAAAGGACTGGTGCTTACCGCGTACTTCGATTTCCACGGCGATTTCTTCGCCGGTGTCATCACGCTGATAAGAACCGGTGAAACGCAGCGGTACGTTCGCCATCGCGCCCCACTGGCTTAATACCAGCTCATCCATACCGCCCAGCGTCCACTCCATATCGAGTGCCGCATCGTCCAGGCCGTTATCAATGAATGCCGCACCGTTCATACCGCCGGCGCGGTAGGTATCCAGCTTGCGTGACAGCTTCGGCAGCGTAACTGCGGTGACGATGCCCTGATAGCTGTTTGAATCGTTGAAGAGGTTCAACCCCTTGAGTTTACGTGGCAGTGCCATTTATCCGGCTCCTTAGCTGTTTACGGATGCGGCGAAGTTCGCCAGATAGGTATCGGTGATGCGCTGACGCAGGGTCAGATCTTCCAGCGGCGGCACCGGCGTGTAGTCGTAATCGATAAACAGTTTGCCCGCCTTCAGGCTCTCTTTATCGTTGGCGCTTTCGTCGTACCAGCAGTTGGCGCCCAGCAGATAACCGGCGCTGACCAGCTCACGGAACTTGGCATTGATACCGGCGATGATTTCGCGTACCAGTACTGGCGTCAGCGGTTTGTCGTTGGCCCACATGTGCGCTTCCGCCATGGTATCGGCCAGCACCTGTGCTGAACGGGTGTAGTTTTCAAAGGCAAAAAGTGGATCGTCACTGCAGGTGCGGTTGCCCCAGAAACGGAAACCGTCCTTGCGAATCAGCGTGGTAACACATTTTTCGTTCAGCAGATCGGCATCGGTGCCGGTCTGTTGCAGATCCCAGAAAACATCTGCAGAGATACCCGTCACGCCATTGACGCCCACGTTAGACAGGGTTTTATGCCAGCCGGTGTCGTTGTCAATTTTGGCGCGCAGACCCAGCGCACGTGCGGTGGCATAAGCCATTTCAGATTTATTGGTTGCCGTGTTCCAGGCAATAAAATCTGGCCAGATCACCATCAGCTCGCGCTGGCTGAAGTTTTCGCGGTACTTCATGGCGTCAGAGATGGTTTTGCTGTTCCAGGCAGAGACGTAGGCAAAGCCACGCAGCTGCTGGGCAATGCTGGCCAGCGCTGTCGCCACTTCCAGCGAATCCAGACCCGGCACGCCAAGAATGCGCGGTTTAACACCCAGCTGCGTTTGCGCGCTGAGCAGCGCCTTCATGCCGGTGTATTTACCGTTCGCATCCGTCGAGCCAATCAGGTTAGAGGTGGTTTCAGCCTGGCTCGCGCCTTCTGCAACGCGAACCACGACGGTTACCGGCTTCGCCTGGTCAGCAATCGCCTGCAGCGCGGCCGCTAAGGTGCCTTTGGTACCGGCTTTACCGATAGCTGCCTGCACGTTGGTCAGCAGAACAGGTGTGTTAAGAGGAAATGCCGTTGCATCAGCATCTTCTGCGGTGCAGATCATGCCAACAATGGCGGTTGAAACTGTTGAAATGGTGCGTGTACCGTCATTGACTTCGACGACGCGGACACCGTGATGAAAATCAGACATCTGTAGCACTCCGTGTTGTGGGTGTGCTCAGAGTGTCAGGTCAGTGAAAAGGATGCATTCGATTGCGGTTTGCTGATCGTTCAGTAAGAAGAACCGCGTAAATGGTGCTGTTTTGGCGCTGGAATATAACGATAAATGGTTTTGGTTGAAACATCTAATACGAGTGCAACCTGATGAAGCGTGGCGCCATTCGCCATCATGCGTTCCGCTCTGGCAACGACTTCCGGTGTCATAATGCGCCGGCGGCCACCAATGCGTCCTTTCTCACGCGCAGCGGTCAGGCCGGCACGCGTTCGCTCGACAATCAATTCGCGCTCCATCTCCGCCAGTGCGCCCATCACATGAAAGAAAAAACGGCCCATAGGTGTGCTGGTATCGATGCTGTCCGTGAGGCTACGAAAGTTTACCCCGCGTTCGCGCAGCTCTTCGGTGAGCATGACCAGGTGACGCATGCTGCGGCCCAGTCGATCGAGCTTCCATACCACCAAAGTATCGCCCTCTTTTAACGTCCGCAGCGCCCGCTTTAAACCAGGCCGCTCGCTGGTCTTGCCGCTGATTTTATCCTCAAAAATCTGTTCACAATTTGCGCTCTGCAGCGCATTCCGTTGCAAATCGGTGTTTTGGTCATTTGTTGACACCCTGACATAGCCAATCAGCATCGTTTTTCCTCCGGTAAAAGGTGAGGAGTTTGCCATTGTGCAGGTGAGGCGGGCCAGGGGTTTGTTTCATCAAAACCTCGGTTTTGTAGAAGCGGTCCAAAATGAAATTTCGCGCTCTCGAGGCGTTAAACAATTCATCAGTAGCGGTAAGTTCCAGGTGCCTGAT